AAACAACTTTAAGAGAAAATAGAAGAAGAAACTCAAGACAGTTGAAGTAGCTTTAGCAGAAAATAGAAGAAGGGTACTAAAGATACGTAAAACAAACACAAACACAGTGAAAAACAATTTTGATTTAAAAAAGTTCTTAGTAGTGAATAAGCTAACTACTAATTCAAGACAGTAAAAAGAAGGTACCAATAGTCTTACTAGGGGGAAACTGTATAGTGTATATGAAATAGGGATGGACGAATGGATGGAAGACCTCAAATACCTTGGTTATGATAGAAACGAAGAAGAGCATTACTTCGTAGATGAAGCAAACAGTTCACCGGGCACAAATGAAATATTTATAATAAAGATACCTAATGAGGACGTAGATACTTCTGTAAGAGAAGTAGAGTAGGGCTATACCGGTAAAATTACTCCTTAGAAAGACAGTAGACAGGAACATTGATAAGCCCATCACTAAAAGGTGGGTTTTTCTATCTCTAACCTATTTATACATAGGTAGGTTATAAACTACACATACTATGTCAGAACAGCAACAAGATATAAAACAGATAATAGCTCAAGAATATGTGAAGTGTGTAAAAGATCCTGCATACTTCATGAGAAAGTATTGTTACATACAACATCCAACTAGGGGTAGAATACTATTTAACTTGTATCCTTTCCAAGAAGGTGTGTTACACCTATTCCGGGACAATCAGAACATTATAACACTTAAATCAAGACAGTTAGGAATATCAACCCTAGCTTCAGGATATGCACTATGGTTAATGCTTTTCCATAAAGATAAAAACGTACTAGCATTAGCAACAACTCAAAATACTGCAAGAAATCTAGTATCGAAAACGATTTTTATGTATGAGAATCTACCGAAATGGTTAAGACTCCCTTTTACAGAGAACAATAAATTATCGTTACGGCTAAGAAACGGTTCCAAAATTACAGCTAAGTCTTCAAATGCAGATGCTGCCAGGTCTGAAGCAGTATCACTACTACTACTGGATGAGTGCGCATTTATAGATAATATTGAAAGCACGTATACCGCAGCTCAACAAACCTTAGCAACAGGGGGACAATGTATGGCACTGTCTACCCCAAACGGTGTTGGTAACTGGTTTCATAAAACATATACAAAAGCAGAAGCTGGAGAAAATTCATTTATTCCAGTACGACTACCCTGGACAGTGCATCCCGAAAGAGATCAAGAATGGAGAGATAAACAAGATGCTGATTTAGGACCTAGATTTGCAGGTCAGGAATGTGATTGCTCGTTTTTATCATCAGGTGATACGGTAATAGAACCGGAAATACTATCATATTATGAACAAACATATGTAAAAGATCCTTCAGAGAGGAGAGGTGTTGACGGTAATCTTTGGATATGGGAAGGGCCAGATTACCAAAAATCGTATATGGTTGTAGCAGATGTATCAAGAGGAGACTCTAGTGATTACTCTACCTATCATATATTTGATATTGAAACATGTACTCAAGTAGGAGAATACAAAGGTAAGCTTTCACCAAAAGAATTTGGAAACGTACTAGTAGGGATAGCATCAGAGTATAACGATGCACTACTGGTGATAGAAAATGCAAACATAGGGTGGGCTACGATAGAACAGGTTATAACAAGAGAGTATAAAAACCTATACTATTCGTCAAGATCGGAAACAGACACTGTAGAGTCTTATATGAAGAAATACGAAAGAGAGATGCTTGTACCGGGTTTTACAATGTCATTAAAGACAAGGCCGCTTGTAGTAGCAAAGCTTACAGAGTATATGAGGGAAAGGTCTGTAACAATACAATCAAAGAGGACTATTGAAGAACTGAGGGTATTCATTTGGAGAAATGGTAAAGCACAGGCACAGTCTTCATATAACGATGACTTAGTGATGTCTCTAGCAACAGCGTTATACGTAAGAGATACTGCAGTACGGATGAAACAGCAAGGAATGGACTTAACAAGAGCTCAACTAGACTCCTTCTTAAGTCTTAACCAAAGAAGCACAGGGGTTTACAATGTTGGATATATGCAGAATAGTCCATATATTATGAAGACCCAATATGGGGAAGAAAGCCTAGACTGGCTCTTAGGATAACCCACTATTTATAACTAAACCAATAAGATAAAATGGCTCAACAAGATTTATTCTCCAACCTAAAAAGATTGTTCTCAGGAGATATAATAATCAGGAACATAGGTGGAGATCAACTAAAAGTAGCAGATATTAACCATATTCAGACTACGGGGAAATACCAAACAAATGCTCTGCTTGATAGATTCTCCCGTCTCTACATCTACAATAATAAGAACATATTCAATCCGAATATTAACTACCAAACGTTAAGGGCTCAACTATACTCGGATTATGAGGCAATGGACACAGATCCAATAATTGCTTCTACCCTAGACATATTAGCGGATGAATCAACTCTAAGAAACGAATACGGAGAGGTACTACAAATAAAATCATCTGACGAAAATATTCAAAGAGTACTATATAACCTTTATTACGATATATTAAATATAGAGTTTAATCTTTGGTCTTGGATTAGAAATATGTGTAAGTATGGAGATTTTTTCCTAAAACTTGAGGTATCTCAAGAGTTTGGAGTATATAATATATTACCATATACGGTTTACCACATGGTAAGACACGAAGGTATAGATAGGGACAACCCTGCAAAAGTAACCTTTACAATTGACCCAGACGGATTAGCCTCTTCTATGGATCCAAACTACCTACCCAATTCAAGTAAGTCTGTTATTACATTAGACAACTACGAAGTAGCCCATTTTAGACTACTATCAGATACAAACTACCTACCGTACGGAAGATCATACATCGAACCAGCACGTAAGGTTTATAAACAGTTAACACTAATGGAAGATGCGATGTTAATTCACCGTATCATGAGAGCTCCAGAAAAGAGAATGTTTTACATAAATGTTGGATCTATTCCACCAAACGAAGTAGAACAGTTTATGCAAAAAACAATAAACAGTATTAAAAAGACTCCATACATTGATCCAAACACAGGGGAATATAACCTAAGGTTTAATATGATGAATATGATGGAGGACTTTTATCTTCCAGTTCGTGGAGGCGATACTTCGACTAAAATTGAAACAACAAAAGGATTGGAATATGACGGTATTAAGGATATTGAATACCTAAGAGATAAGATGTTTGCTGCCTTAAAAGTTCCAAAAGCATATTTTGGATTTGAAAAAGACCTAACAGGAAAAGCAACCCTTGCAGCAGAAGATATACGTTTTGCTAGAACAGTAGAAAGAGTTCAAAGAATTGTAGAAAGCGAACTAACAAAAATTGCTTTAGTACACTTATATGCTCAAGGATTTAGGGGAGAGTCTCTAACAAATTTTGAAATAAAACTTTCTACAGCATCTATTATATTTGAACAGGAAAAAGTAGTACTGTTAAAGGAGAAAGTTGATCTAGCAAATCAAATGAAAGAATCAAATTTATTTTCTTCAGACTATATTTACGACCATATATTTAACCTATCAGAAGACAAGTATAACGAGATGAGAGACCTGATAAGAGAGGATGCTAAAAGAGAATTTAGATTATCTCAAATTGAGAATGAAGGAAACGATCCGATTAGTACTGGACAGTCTTACGGTACTCCACATGATTTAGCATCACTATATGGAAATAGGGAAAGAGGGGATATTCCAACAGGATATGAAGAACGGGGGGATAATCCGATAGGTAGACCGAAAGAAAAAGCTTCAATACTGGGTACACATGCCGACCCAATGGGAGGAATAGACAGGTTAGGAGTAAAAGGAATGAAAGGTGGACAGCCATCAGATGCTGAAAATGTTTCAGAAACCAGAAAACAGAACCTAAAAACTAAGCTAGTTCTTCATCAAAATAGGGAACTGTATAAACCGCCGACTAGACAACTAGTTTTTGAGGAGGTAGAGGTAGTTGAATCGAACCTTTTAAATGAAAACAACATAAAGGATAATTTAGACAATTAATACCTATTTATTAATAAAATAAGTACACCCGTGAAGATAACACACAGTAAGTATAAAAATACAGGGCTAATATTTGAACTACTAGTAAAGCAGATAGCAGCCGATACACTATCAAGGAGAGATTCACCGGCAGTAAAAGTACTAAGGAAGTTTTATACAGGTAGTAATGCCCTAGTAAAAGAGTTCAAACTGTATGACTATGTCATAAAGAGTAGGGGCATAGGGGAGAGAAAGGCAGAAACGGTGATTAATACTATTATTGAGGTGTCTAAAAAGATAAACCGGGTATCTCTGAATAAGCAAAAGTACGAACTAATAAAAGAACTAAGAAAGCACTACAAACTGGAAGATTTCTTTTCAATTAAGGTTGAAGCTTATAAACCTTTAGCAGCTCTGTACTGCCTATTAGAAGCTCAGAACACAAAAGACTTGGTAGATCCTAAAGTATTTGTAGATAATAGATTAACACTATTAGAGTATTTCATACAAATAAAACAACCCGTAGATGTAAAAGACGCTTTGATGGAAGAGTATTCGAAGTACGATAAGGATTTAAGATTACTGACGTATAAAATACTATTAGAGAAATTCAATGATAATTATAAGGATTTACTACCGGAACAGAAGAACATATTAAAAGAGTTTATTACTTCTGTTGATTCATCTACAAGGTTAAGAACATTTGTAAACGAAGAGATAGTAAAGATACAAACAGAGATTAAAAAACTAAAACCAAAAGTACAGAACAAGGTAGTAATGATTAAGCTTGAAGAGGTTTCTAAAGCAGTAAGAACTGTTAATAATACAGAAAAGATTAACGATAGTCACCTAGTATTACTTATGGAATATTACGAACTTGTAAACGAACTTAAATCTTTATGAAAAAGTCCGAAGTAGAGAGAATAATAAAGGAGGTTTTAGATGAGATGAGCGTTTCCGGAGGAGGTGCTTCCTTTACGCCCGGTTCGGGAGAACAGTACGCAACACCAAGAGCTTTTTCCAAAAAGGGACAACGTTCAAATGCAGCAATTGAAAGTTCTAAAAGAAGTGGAATGAAAGTTGTTAAAAGACCAAAACGTCCCTCACATACAAAGATGTTTGATTACCTAGAAGAAATAACTAAAAAATAATATGAGAACTTTACAAGAAAAGTATAACGGAATACACGAAGGAAACTTATCAAAAGACCAGTTCCTAAGAGATGTCAGAATGTCTCAACCGTCCCTTGTTACCCAATATAACGGATACGATGATGCAGTACAGATCCTTAAGAATAGGGGAATGATTAGAGAATGTTTTACGGAATATTCGGATGATGCACTTACTGATATGATTGTAAATCTTTCAAGATATGAAGGAAACGAAAAGGAGATTAAACAAGTAAAGCAGGAGTTAAAGAACCGAAAAAATATAGGTACAGAGAAAAGAAAGAATACTGTGTATAAACCGTCGTCCCATATGGAGGGAAAAGATGCAATCTCAGAAGTTAGACTTACTAAGAATAGTTTAACTGACTATAGATTTAAGCCAACCAACGAACTAGACCAATATCCATACGAACAGATACTAAGGGGGATAAGGGTTGAACTAGAAGGGATGAGTGTAAAAGATACCCCAACACCGGAAGAGTATCAAAAAGCTTTGGTAAAAGTTACTAAAAACTTACAAAAAGATTCAATCTTTTATACAAATCAACTGGCAGGAATAAAAGCAGGTAAGAAACGTACAGATCTTCCAATCGATGTAGACGTAAAATCCCTATTTAAGTCCGGTGGACCAACAGGAGCAAAAGCAGAAGGAAATAAAGATTTAGCAAATGCAATGACAAAAGCACAACTAAAAGAAGGTTTTAAGAATTTAATTAGGAGAGTTTTGTCTGAGAATAAAGAAGAAGAGGTGTATGAGATGTACGGAGAAGATAAAGCCAACAGTAACTATAAATCAGAACTAGAAACATACCTAGAAGATAATCAGATATACGGCTATACAAATAGAATACACGGTATCATGACAGGTCCCGATAAGGTAGAAGCTGTAGAAGAACTATCAGGTTACCTAGAAGATAATCAAATATACGGTAAATACGGAAAGGATATAGAAAATATCTATTTAGACTATAAAAATAGGTTAGATGAAGAAGTGGATGAGAGATCAGGACTTCACGTATATCCAAGAACACAGGAAGATCGTCAAAAATTGGGACAAGTAATAGATGATTCAGGACTTTATGCAGAATATGACGTAAGAGAAGGGTGCTACTTCTTCCCAGAAGAAGAAGACCTGTATGATGGTCTAGAAAAAGAAATAGACGAGCTACTAAATTTAAACGATATTAACGCAAGAATAGAAGGAGTTTGGAACGAAGACAAAAAGAATAACCAGCCAGATGAAGATGACGAAGATGTTTGGGACAAGGATGAACAACAACCGGTACAGGGAAACTTAGACTACCTATTTGATGACGATGATGAAGTAGATTGGAATGACTATTCTACAGAACTGTACGAAACAGTAAAACTAAAAGACATAATATAACTATGAACCTACTAACAAATATTACTCCGTTTAAAGCTATACTTACTGAGGTAAAAGGTAGACCTGGAATCTTTGAAGTAACAGGTATTATGCAAAGAGCAGGTGCCAAAAACGAAAACGGTAGAATATATAAAAGAGAAATATTAGAACAGGAAGTTCAAACCTATATTGAAAATTTTGTAAAGATAGGGAATGCTTACGGAGAATTAGATCATCCAGAATCAGCAGTAGTATCATTAAAGAATGCTTCTCACGTAGTAAAAGAACTTTGGTGGGAAGGTAACGAACTAATGGGAAGAGTCGAACTACTGAATACACCGTCGGGGAATATTGTAAGAGCAATCATAGAGGGAGGACATACAATAGGTATTTCTTCTAGAGGTACAGGGTCAGTAGAACAGACAAATGAAGG